ATCAGCGATGCCTGATCGCCGACCCCGAAACAGAACGCCTCAGTTCAACAGCCTTGTCGCAGCTGCCGAGATTATGCTCGCGCCGAACCTCGGAGTACGGGCGTCCTCGTCGATCTCCGCTCACGGCTGGCATCACGACGCTTGGGACTACTACGACACGATCGGCGAGCTTCGCTTCGGCGTCAACTGGATCGCCAATGCGATGTCCCGAGTCAACCTCGTAGCAGCTCGCCCACCCGACAGCCCCGGCGGAGACCCGATCATCATCGACCCCGAGGACCCGATCAACACTCCAGCGCAGAAACGCGCCGCCGAGATCGTCGAGCTGATCGCTGGCGGACAATCGGGACAAGGGCAGATGCTCCTCTCCTTCGGTATCCACCTCTCCGTCACGGGTGTAGCTTGGCTCGTTGCCGAGCCCTCCCTCGACGATCCTCTCTCCGATCGGTTCGATACTTGGCTCGTCCTGTCGACCGAGGAGATCCGCGAGACACGCGACGGCAGAGTCGAGATCCGCGTTGGCGAGAAGCGTTGGCGCGATCTCCACCCGAACGCGATCGTCGTACGCGTCTGGCGCAAGCACCCTCGACGGTCATGGGAGCCCGACGCTCCTGTCCGAGGCGTCCTCGCTGTCCTCTCCGAGATCGACCTCCTCAACCGTCACATACACGCGACCGCGACGTCTCGCCTCGCTGGAGCTGGTGTGCTGGCGATCCCCTCCGAGGCTGTATTCCCCCCGGGTCAGGGACCTCAGGCGTCTCAGCCTGTCGACCCCGACGATCAGAACACCACAGCGCCCGAGGACGGCTTCGTCGACACTCTGATTGACGCGATGACTACGCCTCTCATCGACCGAGGATCCGCAGCTGCGGTCGTCCCTCTCGTCGTCAAGGTCCCCGGCGAACTCGTCGACAAGATCAAGCACCTGACATTCTCGACGCCTTTCGACGATCGCGTCATGGACCTCCTCGATCAGGCGATCAAGCGTCTCGCCCTCGGTCTCGACATACCGCCCGAGGTCCTGACGGGGACAGGCGGAATGAACCATTGGGGCGCTTGGCAGGTTGCCGAGGAAGCGATCACGCTTCACATTGAGCCCCTGTCCGAGACCGTCGTCCACGCGCTCACGATCGGCTTCCTCGAGGCGGCTCTCACCGCAGAGGGCTACGATCCGCGCGAGGCGATGATCTGGTACGACACGTCGGACCTCCGCACCAAGCCCGATAAGACCGCGAGCGCGCTCGAGGCTTACGACCGAAACGAACTCTCAGCCGACGCCCTCCTCCGCGAAATGGGCTTCTCACCCGAGGACGCACCCGACGACGAGGAGCGCAGGCGCAACGTCCTGCTCTCTGTTGTCCGAGGAGCGCCGACTCTCGCTCCGTCGATCCTCATGGACCTCGGCTACCTCAGCGCGCCCGAGATCGCCGAAGGCGTCGCTGTCGTCGAGGACGCGAAGGCGTCACCGACTCCCGAGGTCACGGCTCCTGCCCCCGAGCAGACGGTCCCCGAGACTCAGCCGACGAGCGTCGGACAGGCAGCTCTGCTCGCTTCGTGCGACATGATCGTACGCCGAGCCCTCGAACGCGCAGGATCTCGTCTCCGTTCTGCCGCTGGGAAGGGACAGCCCGGCGGAGCGTCCTCCGTAGTGTGCGCGGATCCCTCAGCTCTCCATACGCACTTCGACGCGACAGCCCACTCGGACCTCGGATCCCTCCTCGAGGGTGCGTGGATCCTTGTCCCCGAGATCGCGGACCGCTACAACGTCGACGCCGAGGCGCTTACCCTGTCTCTCGACACCTACACGCGAGCCCTTCTCGCGTCGAAGCAGGAGCACAAGTATGGACGCCTTGAGAGCGCCCTCGAACCTGCCTGACCCGAAGGACCGCAGGGAGACAGAGGCGTGGCTCGATCGTCGATCTGAGACCCTGTCGAACGCGATCGCCCGATCCCTCAAGAAGGTCGTCACGACCGCGTACGAGCGTTTTCTCGCGACACTCCCCGAGACCTCGATCGTCTCGTCACTCACGGCGGCAGGAGACTTCCACGCCTTCGACTCGATCGTCGGCGACTGGAAACTGATCTACGATCGCGAGATCGCGCCCGAGATCGAGGAGACCTACCTCTCTGGAGCCATGTCCGCATTTACGCAAGCGCCGGGGACCGACGCGATGAGCGACGAGGAGGTTGCTTCGTGGGCTCGCGTCACGAATGATCAGGCGATCTCGTACATGGAGACAGCCTCGAACCGTCTCGCTGGCGTCGGTGACACGATCTGGAACGATGTCCGCGATCGAGTGTCCTCGGCTGTCGCCTCGGGCATGAGCAACGAGGAACTCAAGGATCAGATTGGGAAACTCTCGGACTTCTCCGAGTACCGCGCCGACACGATCGCGCGGACCGAGACGATCGGAGCCTACGTCAACGGAGACTGGCAAGGCGCTCAGCTCCTCGGCGAGTTCGGACCCGTCGAGAAGGTGTGGGTGGCGACAGGCGACGCGCGCGGTCGCGAGTGGCATACGGACATGATGAGCGAGTCGATCCCCGTCGACGAGCCCTTCGACGTCGACGGTGAGCCAATGATGTATCCACACGATCCGAGTGGCTCCGCGTTCAACGTCGTCAACTGCCGTTGCTACGTCGAGTTCCTGTATCCGGGCGACACGCGCCCCGACGGATCTGTGATCCCCGAGCCGGGGACAGGAGCCGAGGGAGAGGACGGAGAGGAGGAGATTGCCGACGAGGAGCTGACACTCGAGGTTGCCCCTGTCGACGCCGAGCAACTGACCGCCCTTGAGAGTCGACTCGAGGAGATACTCGACGAAGCCGCCGAACCTATCTCGCAGTTTATTGAGACGCAGAAAGAGGTCTACTCGACAGCGTTTGACAGAAAGGCACAGCCCTATCAGGAGCGAGTGCGTAGGCAATACAGCCGAGAATACTCAGCGGCTAAGGAATACTCTGACGAGGCAAACGAGGTCGCGGCTCAAATAATGGACCTACGCTTCCGACCTTTAGAAGCCCTAGAGGAGGGCGGAACACGCTGGAAAGGCGTGACGATCGAGCAGAAGGCAATCATTGAGGGAGCGCCCCCGAAAGACGACAAGTGGAAGCGATTCCGTAACAAGTATGTCGTTGCCGATACTCCGACGCTCGAGATGAACGCGGCGCTTCGAGGAGACATTCCTATGACCTCGGCGCTCAAAACGAGAGCGACAGAGGCGAAGTATCTGACGCAGGGACGACTAGAGACCGATACTGTCCTCAGCCGTACTCTCGCTCTGCCTGTAGACACAGCCCTTGAGCTACAGCCCGGCGCAGTCTGGGAGTCTCTCGGCTATCAGTCGACGCAGACGGGCTACGCCTCGGGATACGCCCGTCGCCTTGAGAACCCGGGCTCTATCCATACCGAGATAACGATCCGCACTCCGAAGGGGACTCACGCCGCTGACGTCGAGTTTGGCGAGATCGTCCTGCGACCCGGTCGTATGAGAGTCATCTCCTCCGAGTGGGATCCGACTCACCAAGTTTCTTTTGGAGACGGAACCCGAACGCAGTTACGTCCGACTCTCCGAGTCGTGGCAGAATGGATCACAGAATGAGTGACATCGCAGACGACGAGATTGGAACGCCCGACCAACAGGAGTTCTGGAGGGATAGTCGTCTCTCCTCGCCCGACATCTCTTTAGTGAGACGATCAACCGCGAAGCCTGTCCCTCCCGTCGATCCGAACGCCCCGGTCAAACTCCCCGACGCCTGACGTGAGGCGTCTCCTATCGCTCGTTAGCCTCGTCGCAGTCGCGTTCGGCACTCTCGCGCCACACTCCGCCGAAGCATCGTCTCCGGGGCTCTCCGTTACCGCTTACAGCATCTCCGAGTTCCCTCCGACACGCTCCGACACGGATCACCCTCTCTGCGGCTTCCGAGTCGACCCGTTCGTCAACATACAGTACGAGTACGATCCGATCGGCAGCTGCGGAGACGACTCGTTCCTCGTCCATTACACGGGCTTCGTGACGGTCCCCGAGGGCGTGTCCTCTGTCCGATTCGCGATCGCCAGCGACGACGGCAGTCACTTTACGATCGACGGTACGACGTTTGGCGACTGGTCAGACAAGGGCTGTAGCGCGGACTACTCGCCTCGACTCGCCTTCCCGACAGGACAGCCCCTCGCGCTCGACGGCTGGGTCTACGAGAACGGAGGTGGAACGTGTGCGATGCTCATGTGGCAGTTCGACGCCGACAATCAGGATTGGAGCATCGTCCCTCCCGAGGCATTTACGATCGACGCGGTCCCTCCGACAACCACGACAAGTACCGTGACAACGTCGACGACAACGTCCACGAGCACCACGACCACGAGTACCACCAGTACCACCTCGACCACCACAACGCTCGCGCCAGCCTCGACGACGACGTCGGTGACAAGTACGACCTACCAGAAGCCAACGAGCGACACCATTCCGACGACGACGACGAGCGCGCCGAGCGCGATCCAGCCGACAGCTACGACCTCCTCGACCGTCTCGCCCATTCCTGCTACGACCGCAGTCAACAATGCGAACAGTAGTGTTCCAAACGCTCCAACGACTATCACGCCGACAACACTATCGGCGACGACGACGGCTGTCGACGAGGAGCCGACTCCTCCGCGCCTGTCCTCGACCGAAGCCGTCGAGCGCGCAACGGATCCGGACGTCGTCGCGTCTCTGTCCTCCGCCGAGGCTGAGATCGTGTTCGCCTCGATCGACGAGTCAGCTCTCACACTTGCCGAGGCGGCTCTCATTGTCGAAGCCGTACAGGACGCGCCTACCGAGGTCCGCGAAGCGTTCGAGGAGAAGGTCAACGTGTTCGGCGGAAAGACCGATAACTACGTCCCTCTGTTTTCCAACATTCCCGTAGGAAAACGTCGTACAATGATTGCCGCGACAGGAATGCTGACGGTTGTACCGCCACCGAGACGGAGATTGACATGAGCCGACATACCGAGTTTCTAAAGGAGAATCTCTGGGTCTGGGCAACGGCTGTCGTCGTCTACCTCACGCTGTCGGGCTGGATCCGATCCTTCGTCGGCTGGCTGTCGATCGTGATCGTCGTCCTCCAGATCCTCCTCCACCTCGTCGGTTCGGAGGAGGAATGAGACGTCTCGCCCTGTCCCTCGTAGCCGTGTTCGGAGTGTTCCTCTTGCTCGTGCTGACGGGCTGTGGATACGACGGTAGCTACCGCTACCCGTGTCAGGATCCGACGAACTGGCAGCTCGAGGAGTGTCAGCCTCCGATCTGTAGCGCCTCTGACACTTGTACGAAAGATCTGATACCCGAGGAGGACCTCGTCGATGAGCCCGACAATACGCAACCCTGAGAAGCGACACACTCCCGAGGAGATCCACGCTCGCCTGATCTTTATCATCGGGCTCACCCTCGCGTTCGTGTTCGCGATGAGCGTCCTCGTAATGCTCTGGTCTCTCGTGTTCGTCACCCAGCCGATTACGCGTCAATCGCCCAATGACGCCGCATTCATCGACCTCGTCTCTACGCTCTGCGTATTTATGACAGGCTCCCTCGCTGGTGTATTATCAGCCAACGGTCTCAAGTCCAAACCCAAGGAGAAACAGAATGAAACTCAGCCCACAGAATAAGGCAATGATCGAGTCGTACGTCCGATCCCTCGTCGGTACAGGCATCGCCGCCTACACCGCCTCGGGAGGCGATCCGAAGGCAACCCTCAACGCAATCTGGGCGAGCCTCATTCCTGTCGCCCTCCGCTTCGTCAACAAGAAAGACGGAGCCTTCGGTCTCGGAGTCTCCAAGTGACGAACACCAAGCGCCCGTACACGGGCTTCGACAAGATCGGCAGGGCTGTCCCTCCGGGCGTCGCGAAGTTCATGGACCTCCTCGAGCGGCGCTGGAACCTACAGAACCTCGGGATCCTGACGGTCCGCGCGATGCGATCCGCGCCAGCCGAGTATCAGGGTAAGAACGCCGAGCAGCTCGAGAAGCTCCCGAACTACAAGAAGTACATGAGCGTCCACGCGACAGGTCGCGCACTTGACGCTGGCTACACGAACCGCAAGACAGCCCTCGAAGCTTGGGAATGGTGTCTCGCTCACGCAACCGAACTTGGGATCGAGGAGATCCACGACTACGCCTACGATCCCGACGGTAAAGGTCCGGGCAAGGCATGGGGCAGGGGCTACCGTTGTAGCAGGGCAGACAAGGCGAGCGGCGTCGTCATTTATGACGCCAAGAACAATGCCGGAACGCCCGGAGGGAAGTGGCTCCATTTTGAGATCTCTCCAGCTCTCGCCTCCTCCGCCGAGGCAATGGAGACCGCGTGGAAGTCGATCCCTAAGCCCGAGGTAATCACCAAGAACTGACTCCTCCGAGTTACACGAACGATCAGACGGGACATCTGATCCGAGGCTCTCCGACTTCCGATCCCCCCGATCGTAGAGGTCGGAGAGCCTTTAGTTTCAAGGCGTAAAAAATAATCTGTGATAAAGGTTGACAAGCCGACTCGAGTCGGCTATCGTTAGTGACATGGACATTACACCAACCACAACACAGCAAGTATTCGCCTCTCCATTCCAGATGACTCAGGAGCGCGCGTTCCGTCGTTACGACGAACTCCTCGTTGAGTTCTCTAAGACCGACGGACTCGTCGAGACGTCAGCCCTGTTCGACCTCGACGGCAACTGGGTCCCAGCGAAGCTCGTCGACTCCAAGTATGGCTGGTCATGGCTCGTGCTCGACGAGAACGGTCGCTCAACAGGAGTGTTCGTTCCGTACGCGACTAAGAAGCGCGAGACGCAAGCCAAGCGTGGCTTCGTCGAAGGCAAGGTCCGCGTTACCGCACAGGTCGCTCTCTACGGAGGCTTCCGCCCTACAGCAGGCATCGTTCCCGTCAATCCTGTCGGAACCGAGAAGCCTGTCGTCGTTACATCAACCGATCGCTTTCAGGAAGGAAAGTAACTCCAATGACAACAGATACCTACGCCAACCGTATCGAGGCTCTCCGAGACTTCGGCTACGCCAATGACCTCGAACTCTCGATCAGCCAGCGCGACGATCGTCTCTACTTCTCGATCGACAACTGGAACACGGGCGAACAGATCGAGGACAGCTACCCAATGGAGGGCGCGACGTTTGCTCTCAACATGAGCTTCATTCGTGCGCGCATGGAGACAATCCTCGAGGAGGCGAAGTAATGAGCGTCAAGACTGCCTACGTCATCAAACTTGTCAGCCCTCGCTACCCGAACTCGAGGAAGTTCCTCCGTTCGGTGCGCTCGGATCGGATCACCAAGACGACTCACCCAGCCCTCGCTCGTATGTTCGAGACTCCCGAGAAGGCTCAGGAGCTGATCGACGCGGTCGCCTATCAGACAGGCTACGCGTGGGAGATCCACAGCTACATGGGAAAGGGCGCACAATGAGCGAGAACATCAAGACCCTCCGCGAGCGCGCCGAGCGCGTACACGCCGAGGTATGCGACGTCTGCTACGACCACTCTCAGATGAACGTCGACGGCACTTGCCGTACTTGTCAGGACGACCTCCACGAGGCGGAGATCTGGGCGCGATGAGTGACGTAACTATCCTCGGAACCTACGAGCTGGACGGGATCCCCGACGTCCAGTTCGTCGAGAGCTACGGGCAGGTCTACGCCCTCACCGATTGCTGTCAAGCGTCGGCGACGGGGACCGATGACGGTACTGCCTGTCGCTCGTGCTACGACCTGATCGACAGCGCCTACGGCTCGAGCTGGACGCCAGCCGAGTTCGACGTCTACCTCGAGAGAACAGGACAGCGCAAATGAGCGAGCCGATCGTCTACCGCGTCTCGATCGAGTTCACGACCGATCACCCTCTCGAGATCGAGGAGCTGGTCGCTCTCGCGCGATCCTCTTACGGCAAGATTGTCGAGCCCGACGCGGACTCAATGGATCCCGACGAACCATACGACGTCGTCGACCCTGTCCTCCGTGTCTGGGCTGGCGACAGCGAGGTCGCAGGTCTCCGCCCTCAGCCCGTGTATCACGCCTACATAGCGTTCTACAGGGCGTTCGAGGCAGGCAACGACGGCAACTCTCATGAGGACGCCGACGAGTACCTCGAGGAGTATTTCGTCTCCGACGCCGAGGCGAGCGAGCGATCCGATCTCTACCTCGACAAGTTCGAAGGAGAGGCTGGAGCGCGGATCGAGTCGGGAGTCCGCATGATCAGCGTCTCCGCAGAGGTCTACGAGATCATCAAGTCGTGCCCTTGGCGCAATCTCCTCGACGACGACGAGTATCTTGCTCGGTGGCGAGACCTCGATCTCTGGAACCCGAAGCATCGCATCGCCGAACATCTGAGGTACAGGACC